TACAAGAAGCGCGCCCTGTACTTCAATGCGACGAACCGCACCCACGATGCGCTGCTCGGGTTCCTGTTCCGCAAACCGCCGGTCGTCCAGCTTGGCCCGAAGGACTCGAAGGCCACCCTGATCCCCGAGAACGAAGTCGCGAACATCGACCTGTCGGGCAATTCCATCACCGACTACTCCCGGCTGGTAGGCGACGATGTGGCGAGCGTCGGGCGCGCCGGCACACTGATCGACTGGATTCTGTCGGACGGCGTGGGCCGCCCTCGGTTCACGTTCTATTCGGCCGAATCGGTCATCAACTGGCGCGGGCAGATGGTGAACGGGAAGATGCTCCTGACGATGCTGGTGCTGAAGGAAGTGGTTCGGGTGGAAAGCTCCGCGGACGAATTCGATGAACCCGAGGATGTCCAGTACCGGGTGCTGCGGCTCACGGACTCGGGTGTCGAGGTCGAGGTCCACACCGGGATCAAGGAAGATCCCAATTCGGATGTCCCGAAGCGCGGTGGGCAGGGGACGGGCGTGCCGTCCTTCGCGATCGAAAAACTCCCCCCGATGACGCGTCGCGGGCGACCCCTCATGGAAATCCCGTTCGTGTTCCACAACGCCGACCACATCGGGATGGACATCGGGATTTCCCCCCTGTATGACCTCAGCGAAGTCAACATCAGCCACTACCAGACCAGCGCCGATGTCGAGAACGCCAGCCACGTTCTGGGAGTCCCGACCCCGTACGCCTTCGGGTTGACCAGCGGTGGCGAACCCGTGAAGGCGGATCTACTGTACCTCGGCGGGCCGGCGTGGGTCAGCGACAACGCCGATGCCCAAGTCGGGTTCCTCGAATTCACCGGCCAAGGCCTCGGGGCCCTGAAGGATCGACTGGCCGAAAAGCTGCAAGCGATGGCGGCGATCGGCGCGCGGATGATCGAACCAAAGCAGGGGGATGCCGAGGCATTCGAGACGGTGGCGCTCCGGGCGACCAGCGAGACCTCCGCACTGGCCAGCATCGCCTCGTTCATCTCCCGCTCGATGACCGATGCCCTGAAGTGGTATGTCTGGTGGACATCGACCGAGGACTCCTACGAGGACATCAAGGACGTCCGGTTCGAGATCAACCGCGACTTCGTGGCGACCCGCCTGCAGCCGGCCGAACTGACCGCCCTGCTCGCCGCATACCAGTCCGGCGCCATCTCGTTCGAGACGATGTTCTTCAACTTCCAGCGTGCCGACCTGTACCCGCCGGACCACGACCTCGAAACCGAACGCGCCGCGATCGACGAACAACTCCAGATGCCGATCCCGGGCGCCCGCGGCGAAGCCTTCAATGCCGAGCGCGAGGACGCCGCAGCAGAGGCCGACGCCGAGGAAGATCCCGAGGAAGACCCGACATTCGGCAAACCGGCGGCGAAGAAGGCGGCGAAGAAAGCGGCCAAGAAGGCGGCTGGAAAACGCCCGCCGGCCGAGTAACGGTTGGGGATGCCCGACCAGACCGACGAGATCGTCACCCATACCCTGAGCATCCTGCGTGTGGCCGCCGGCCTGCGGCGGGAAGCCGTGGCGGTCCTGCAAGACTTGCAGGCCGCACTGATCGCGAAGATCGAGCGCATCGCTCCAGACACCCTCAAGGGCCGTCGAATGCGAGCCCTGTTGGAACAAACGGACGAGTCGATCGCAGCCGCCTACCGCGATGTGGAGGTCAACCAAGACGCCGGCCTGCGGGCGATCGCCGGGCTGGAAGGGAAGTTCGCCATCAAGACCCTGAATGGCAAAATCGGCGTGCCGCTCATCAGCGTGGCGATCCCCGAGAAGGTGGTCGAGGCGGTGGTCGACGGCGACACGATCTTCGGGCACTCGGCCAAGTCGTGGTGGGACCAGCAGGCAGAGGATCTTCGCTTCAAGTTTCGCGGTGCCATGCAGCAAGGAATCCTGATGGGTGAAACCGTCGACCAACTCGCCCGCCGCGTGCGCGGCACGAAGGTCGGGGAATTCAAGGACGGCATCATCCCGTCCGGCGATGCGACAGGCCTGATCCCGAAGAAAAAGCGCGAGGCCGAGGCACTGGTGCGATCGAGCGCCATCGCCATCTCGAACGAAGCCCGCCTGCGGTCCTACGAGGAATTGTCGGATGTCGTCGGGGCCATCCAGTGGGTGTCGACGCTGGACTCCCGCACGACCGATATCTGCAAGGCGCTGTCCGGCCTCAAGTGGTCGCTGCCCGACTACAAGCCGATCGGCCACACCAAGGTCTTCCCCGGCCCGACCGCGCATTGGAATTGCCGCTCGACCCAAGTGGCGGTCACGAAATCATGGGACGAACTGAGTGGGAAAAAGCTCCCGTCCCTCGGCGACAAGACCGTGGAGGCCCGGATGAAGCAACTGCTCCGGAAAGAGGGATGGTCGGAGGAAAAGCTGGAACAGGTGAAGGTGAATGCCCGTGCGTCGATGGACGGACCGATCAGTCGGGATGTGACGATGGACAAATGGATGGAAGGGAAGTCGGACTCGTTCCTGAACGAAGCCCTCGGGCCCGGCCGGGCGGCGCTTTTCAAGGAGGGAAAGATCGCGCTGGCGGACCTGACCGACCAGTCGAATCGACCTCTGACGCTCGCCCAACTGAAGCGACTGTGAGGCCGATTCTCGGGTCGGGTTCTTTTGACCCCGACCCGAGCGACGGGTGACGAAAGATTGCACAAAATGCGCAAAAGTTGTTTACAGGTTGCGCATTCTGGTGTAGTATCTCCTTACCAACCAATCCACTGCATCCATGAAAACCGACATCACCGCCATCCTGACCGCCCTGAACGACCTCGCCTTCCGCGATGCTTCCTTCACCGATGACCTGATCGGCGTCGAACGCTTCCTCCGCACCGTCGGAACCGCTGAACTGATCGTGACGATCTTCAGCAACGAGAAGATTTGCGTGACCCTTCGCGACAAACCCGCCCCGCAGCCCGCCGCGATCCTCTGGCACATCGAATTCCGCAACAACATCCCGGCCTACATCATCACGGCCGCGATCGAAGCCGCCATCACGAAGTCCTAGCCCGCCCCGTCCCATCCCACACTCCACCGCACCCATGAACAACAATCTCGAAACCGGCCTCCGCGCCCTGCCGACCATCTCGACCTCCTGTGTCCGCGAACTCCTGCGCCCGATCGTCCAAGCGGAAGAAGCGATGGCCGCCGACAAGGCCGCCTACGAGCAGGCCGTCCGCAGCCTCGCCCACGAAATCATCGCCGACCCGGCCGCCGGAAGATTCTCGGACGGCTGGACGACGGCCGAAGTCCTCGCGACCGACCTCGCGTTGGTCCCTGAACTGGTCGACGAAATCCGCATCATCACCAAGCGATAGTCCAACCCACGAACCCACCGCACCCATGAAGACCGTCATCCTCAAGAACCGCCTGTCGGGCAAATACTACCTCCGCGGCGCGCACTTCACCGCCGATCTGGAGATCGCCACTCCTGTCGGGGTGCAGAGCCCCGAATACGCGCTCATCAAGCACACCTACGACTTCGAGAACGTCGAGGAAATCGAACACGCGCCCCACACCCCGAACGCCGGGTGGCGGCATGACGGGTATGGCCAGTGGATCTTGAAACTGAGCCGGACGATCGACATCCGGGTCTTCCAGCAACACGGCCAGCAAGGCGACCCGACCCCGCGCGCATGGCAATACGTCCTCCCGTGGGGCCGCAGCAAGGCGATCTTCACCACCGCCGACAACGCGAAGGTTGCCGCCGAGCGCCACGCCGTCATCGGTGCCCAAACCATCATCGACCACCTCAGCAACAACACCCACTACAAGCCATGAAACCGACCACCAAGAAACCCACCGTCAACTTCAAGCCCCTTCGCAAAGGATCAACCCTCGGATTCTTCTATCTGAACGGGGTGAAGATCGGGACCGACGAAGCATGGAAACTCTGGCAGGCAGGGAATGCCGACTGGACCCAACGGGCCTACACCCGGATGGCCGCGAACGTCATGGACGGCATCGTCAAGTAACCCCACCACCGATCATGGAAACCGACCCACTCCAAGACGCCGAAACCATCATGCTGCTCGGCGTGATGTCGGCTCAGTACATCGATCGGATCAAGGCTCGCGACCCCGACACGATGCACCTGCTGCTGATGATCCAGTCATCCATGGTCGAAACGGTCATGCAGACCCACGCGGCGATGCAGGCCGCCGACCACACGTTCGCGATCGCAGCACTCAAGAACCCTACGCTGGCCCGCCGAATGGCCCACAAGACCTTCGAGCAAACCCCAGTGCCGGAACTCGCCCGCTACATGTCGCTGATCGCGATGCGGCAGGGGATGGATATGAGCAATCGGCCAAAGCTCGCGCAATGGATGGACGACGAATGCCGACGCTGGGTGATGGAGCAGGGGAAGCAGGTCATCGCGAGGGTCAATGGCCACGCCAAGGCGTTGGTGAACAGCCCGCCGCACGGTTGACTTCGATTCGATCGAACGGATAATGGTGCCATGAAGATTGGCACGGTCCTGAGCATCGACGCTCCCCGCTGCAACCTTCGGTTCGACGGCTACCAGAGACAGCTTTTCGGGCCCGAGGTTTCGGTGTGGACGATGTTGTGCCCACGGTCCGAATGGAACGGCACCCGGCTGTACTGCCGGAAGGGGGCGCGTCCTAGCGAAGTGGAGCGGGCGGCGGCAGAGCGGTTGCAGAAAACCCTGCCATTGTGCGCTTGACTCGGTCGACCGATTCGCATTCTGTCGGCCATGCTCAAAAAATCCTATTCGTCGGAGGCCGAAATCCCAGAAGGCCACAAAGCGTTCTATGCCGAGAAAGATGGCAAGTGGGTGCTGCAAGTTGAAGGCATGGTCGACGCCGACCGCCTGAAGGAATTCCGTGACGAGAACATCCGGCTCAAGCAAGAGCAGGAAAAGTTCAAGGACGTTGACCCGGCCAAGTACGCCGACCTGCTCGCGCGGTCGAAAGACCTCGAAGACGGCAAGCTGGTGAAGGCCGAGGGTCTGGAGGCCGCCGTGAACAAGCGTGTGGCCGAGGCGAAGGCCGCTGCCGAAAAGGCGGTGGCGGAAGCGAACAAGCGGGCCGACGAAGCCCAAGCTGCCCTCGCCCGCCAGCAGACCGCGATCGCGCTCCGTGACGCCGGCTCGAAGTTCGGTGTCCGCAAGGAAGCGATCGCTGACCTCGAACTGCGCGGCTCTGCGGCGCTGAAACTGGTCGACGGCAAGCTGATCGCGCACGACCCGATTTCCGGCCAAGCCCTGTATGACGACGATGCCCAACCGATGTCGCATGAGAAGTGGGTGGCGAAACTCACGAAGGAAGCCCCGCACCTTTTCGAGCAGTCCGCCGGCGCGGGCGCTCCCGGTTCCGGTGGATCTGGCGGTGGCTTCAGCGGCCTGAACCCATGGGCCTCGAAGACCATGAACCTGACCGAGCAGGGGCGCATCCTGAAGGAAAACCCCGCGCTGGCCCAACGCCTGAAAACCGCCGCCGGGGTCGCGTAGCCATGGCCGATCCAATCCGCCTTCCGTTCATGAAGGACACCCTCGGGGCTCCCGAGGGACAGCAGGAAGAGGTCGGGGTATTGCCCTGCCATCGGTCCACGAATGCCGTCCTGTCGGCGTGGCGCCTGAGCCCGGAAGAACTCGCGCACGTTCAGAAGACCGGCGTGGTGCTGGTCCACATCATGGGTTCGACGCACGCCCCGCTCGCGGTCGGCGTGATGGCGCCCGAAGAAAAACGTGCGACGGCCCTTGACGCCCCTGCCCCCAGTGGTACGGGTGGCGTGTCGCAACTCTGAGCGCCCCGGTGGGGTGTTCGGCCATCCGGTGGGTGGTGAATCCAGCGAACTCCTTTGCCGGGGTTCTGCCTCGGCTCAACCAAACCAAACACACCTTTATGGCCAAGACCCTGATCACCGATGTGGTGGTGCCGGAAATCTACATTCCGTACCACCTTGAACTGACCGCGCAAAAATCGAAGCTGGTTCAATCCGGCATTCTGGTCCGCGACGGTCAAATGGACGGACTCGCTTCCGGCGGCGGACGAATCGTCACCATGCCGTTCTGGCAAGACCTCTCGGGCGATTCCGAGATCATGAGCGAATCCGCGCCGCTGACCCCGGCCAAGATCGCCGCGACCTCCGACGCTGCCCGGATCCAGAACCGCGCCAAGTCGTGGTCGACCTCCGACCTCGCTGGCCACCTTGCTGGTTCCGACCCGATGCGCGCCATCGCTGGCCTGACCTCCAGTTGGCAAGCGCGGGATGACCAGACGATCGTTCTCGCGATCCTCAAGGGCATCTTCGCCGACGCCACCATGAGCGGCAGCGTGCTCGACATCGGCATCACGACCGGCACCGTCGACCAAGACAACTGCCTGACCGCCTCCACCTTCATCGACGCCCAGCAACTGATGGGTGACTCGAAGGAGTTGCTGACCGGCATCATGATGCACTCGGCCACCGAGGCGTTCCTGAAGAAGCAAGACCTGATCGAGTACATCAAGGACTCCGAAGGTGGTGCGACCTACGCCTCGTTCCGCGGTCTGCGGGTCATCACCGACGACACCTGCCCAGTCGATACCTCGGGCGATGTCGACAAATACACCACCTACCTGTTCGGCCAAGGCGCGCTGGCGTGGGGTGTGGACACCAGCCCTCGCCCACTGGACGGCGGCTTCGGCAACCACTACCTCGAATACGCCCGCGAGTCCCTGTCGCACGAATCCTACCTCATCATGCGCCGCTGGTTCATCATGCACCCTCGCGGTGTGAAGTGGGCCGACGGTTCCGTGGCCGGCACCAGCCCGACCAACTCCGAACTCGAAAGCGCCGCCAACTGGGTGCGCGTGTACGAGCGCAAGAACGTGCGGATCGTCAAGGTCGCGCACAACATCCTCTAAGCCATAACCGGCTGAACCGGGGGGTGGGTGGGGAAATCCTGCCCACCCCCTTTTCACATCCAACCATCTATTCCAATGCGTTTTCTCAAGAAAGTCTCTGACATTGTTCGCCGTCTGCACGTCCGGGCCGCCGCCCCGACGGTAGGCATTCTTCGGATCGCTTCGAACGTCGCTGACGGTGAAACCATCACTGTCGGCACCACGGTTTTCGAGGTCGACACCAATGCGGCCATCACCGCCGGCCGTGTCGCCGTCGACTGCTCCGGTGGCGTCACCCCGACCCTGTTCGGGACCGCCTTCGTGGCCGCCTTCAACGCACAGAACCTCGGTCTGCTCGCGGTGAAGATCAGCGCCAACGTCGTGGTGATCTACGACAACACCCCGGGCGGTGGAGCGACCCTCGCGACCACCGAAACTCTGGCCGGCGCCAACAACGGATGGGGTGCTGCCACCCTCGTCAAAGTCGGCGTCCCGCAAGACGAGTTCAGCACCGTCATCCAGTCCCGCGCCGCGAACGCGGTCGAGGAAGCGGCCGAAGTCATGGTGTTCGGGTTCCCGTTTGCCCCGACCGCCTACACGGTCGACGTCCGCACCGCGGCCGGTGTGGCGCGAGCGTGGGACGGCGCAGTCACGGTCTCGGGCAACCTGCTTGTCCTGACCTCCAGCGGCACCACCGACATCGTCAACACGAACGTCGTGACCGTCGTCGCCCGATAACTCCAACCCTGAAACCCCCGACCATTTTCCCATGCCCTACGCTGCCATTGCCTTTCAGGAAAAAACGACCGGCGAGATCCGGATCGCTCACTATTTCAGCCCGACCAAGTCGCCGTTCTGGACGACTCCCTTCGGGGTGACGGTGGACGCACCGGGGACGATCGCGAACTGGAAGGTGTGCTGATCGCTTGATTTCAGCCCACCCACGAATGAGGATGGCGGACCATGAGCAACCACACTCCAGTCCGCTATCCTCTGCCTCCCGGCCACACGGTCATCGAGACCTTCAAGCCTCGGAAACCCCAGCCGGTCATCGACCTCGCTGCCGAGGTTGCAAAACGCAAGGCTCGCGCCGAAGCCCAAAAGGCCGCAGAATCGCGCCAGAGCGCGCCAGACCCCCCGAGGGTGGAAACTACCACCCCCACCCCTGAAACGCCGGCTCCTGCCAGCGTGGACGAAAGCCCGGCCCCCGTGGTCGAACTTCCCCCTCCAGACCTCGACCTCTCAGACTTTCCCGGCGCAGAATCGCCCGCGGCCCGCAAGGCCAAGCTCCGCAAAACCACCTAAGCCATGCCTGTCACTGTCATCGTTGAAGACGGAACCATCGTCACGGATGCCAATTCCTACGTCGACCCGACGGCGGCGGTGGCGACCGATTACTTTGCCGCGCACCTGTGGGCGACCGCATGGACGGCGGCGACTGCCGACCAGAAGGCCGGGGCCGTCATCATGGCGACTCGCTACATTGACGACCTCATCACATGGAAGGGGAATCGGGTGGAGTCGACCCAGCCCCGCGCGTGGCCACGGGAGAACATTTACCTGAACGGCGATTGGCTGGCCGACGATGCGATCCCGCTCGACATCCAGCACGCGGTGCTGGAAACCGCGCTGGCGTTCCTGACCGGCAACCGGGTGTCGGACACCGCGAAGTCCGCCGGGGTTTCGAGCATCGCGCTCGGTAACGGGGCGCTCGGGCTCGAATTCAACCAGCCTGACCCGACCCGCAACCTGCCGATCATCCCGAATCAGGTCATGATGTCGCTGCTCAAGTATGGCGGCTCGATCGAAGGCGGGTTCCGGCAAATCCCAGTCTCACGCTAATGGCCCTCGACATCCCAGCCATCGCAGCGTCGGGCGTGGCGACCGCATGGTCGGTCGCTGAGTCCGTCCTGACCGACATCACGGTCCGGCAAGGCCCGACCCCGACCTACGACCCGGCCACGGACGAGACCACGATCGTCTGGGCCGACGAGACCACGGGCAAAAAGGCCCTGCTGTACCTCCCGAAGACCGAAGAAGTCGACGCTGCCGACCACAATGCCTTCGTGGAAGGGCGGATGAAATTCATGCTGGTGCGGGTGGCTGACTTCCCTGACCCGATCCTGAATGACTCCGAGGTCGAAATCGACTCGGTCATCTGGCAGGTGAAGTCCAACCAACCCGACCCCTCGAACACGATCAACGTCCTGACCCTGCTGCGATGATTTCCTTCAAGAACATGCGGCAGTTTGATGTCGACCTTGACGCCTTCGCGAACAAGCTCGGGATCGCTCGCAAGACCGTC